TCATGAGCGCCAGAAGGAAAGTCATTGCACTCTTCGACCACTTCCCAAGCCCATCGTCTATCGGGCACCCAGACTATACCGGAAGAGAAGAGATCAGACACTGCATTCACACGGCTAATCTTGTCCTGCCCCTTACCCGGCGTGAACTCGCTGAGCGGTACGCCCATACGCCGCATCTCTTGGTAAAGCGCAGCACCGTTCGACTTCTTTTCAACAATGAACGAGTCCGGGTTCCACTCCTTATATTCTTGGAGGACCATGCTCTTTAGCTCGGGGAACTCAAGGCGCTCTTTGATGGAGTTGAGCAGGATGATGTTGTAGTTCTTGGTCTCCTCGTTAAAGAAGACCCCCCACGTAGTGAGGGCGTTGAAGTCGGAGCGGTTCGATTTCTCTTGGGCGGCGTCGAGGCTCATAATGACGAACTCGCAGGCGGGCGGACTCTCCTTCTCCCACACCTGCCACCACTCGCGTTTGATCAGCGCCCCTTCTTCGCTCGTGGGCTGCTGCATGTACTGGGCCTGCCAATAGCGCACATCCATCGAGGCTTTCTTGGCAAGCAGTTCATCGATCTCCCAGAACTCAGGCCAGAGCGGCTTGTCGTTCAGGATCGCGGGGAACTCAACCACCTCCCACTGATCTGCCCCTTCCTCGCGGGACATGTGGTCGACGATCTTGCCCGTCAGGTCCATCTTGCTCCATCGCGTCATCACCACGATGATTGCGCCGCCCGGCATCAATCGCTGGACGGGTCCTGACTGGAACCACTCCCATGCGGGTTCAAACACATCAGAACGTAGCTGCTTAGCCTCCTGTTCTGAGTGTGGATCGTCAATAATAAATAGATCGGCACCTCTACCAGCGAGAGCACCACCCACGCCAATAGCGAAATACTCCCCGTTAAAATTAGTACCCCAACGAGAAGCGCTTTTACTATCAGCCTGAAGCTCGACCTGAGGAAAGATGTCATGGTACAGATCACTCCCCACCAAGTTACGGACTCTGCGACCGAAGTTGACAGCCAAATCGGCGGTGTGCGAGGCCATGATGACCTTCTTTTGAGGAAACTTCCCCAAGAACCAAGCCGGAGCGAGGTAGGAAATCATCTCGGACTTGCCGTGACGCGGGGCGATATTCACGATGACGCGCTTCTTCTTCCCCGCCGCGATGTCTTCAAAAATCCCCGCGAGTTTTCGGTGGTGTGGCCCTACCTTGTACCCCGGATAGACATGCTGGATGAAGTCGAGGAATGAATCTTTGCCCTTTGCCTGCGTAACTTGAGCCTGATATGTCTTCAAAAGCTCCGCAACGCGCCGCTTTTCCTTATCCGGCATCGTCGGAATGGCTTGTTTGAGCCTTTGGATGTCCGATGGTGTCAGATTTAGCTGCATTTTCAGCGCGGAAGCAGCGTTTTGAGGCCGAATTCTTCCTTGCCCCACAGCCCAATCGGGCACCATGACCCGGCGAGGCGTGTTTTGCCCTGAATGATGCACCCGCAGCGCTTGCAGATACCCATTTTATTGTGCTCGCACCCGTTGCAGTGCGAGAGGCGCTCACTGACAGTCTCAGATGTGGCTAGTTTCATGACGTTTTACCCGATCCATTGTCAACAACCTTGTACTCAATCCCTTCCAACACCGACAGCAACTCCTTCTCGACCTCTTCAATGGGCTTGATCTGCACGGTTATTTCGCTGCGCTTCTTAAACGCATCAATACCATCGACTTCACCAAGTTTAGTGAGCGCTGCAATCAAAGTCTTTTGACTATCGGCCTTTTCTGCTGTCTCAAACAGGCGGTTCACCACATACATCTTCAGGTCCGCCAAGTCATCGACGATCATGTGGTTATATCGCGCTGCCATTCCAGCGAGCATTGCGATAGTCTCGTTCGGGTAGGTGCTGTAGTCGATCCGAGTCTGGGGGTCTTTCATCTGGGCACGGGCTAATTCTTTTGCCTGCTCCATGTCATCCAAGTTCGGGATGATGGCGGTGCCTGTTAGATCACTAATTAGCCTAATAGCCCTTGCCCGCATCTCTACCTCAGCTTCTGGAGTGAGGTCCGGCAGTGCTTCGGCCGCGTTAGCGGGGAGCGGGATGTTCTCTTCGATCTCTGGGATTAGAATTTCTTGCATGGTCTAGTAGGGAACCAAGTCCTGTAGTCGTAACTATACCTCTAAAAATAAAACAGATGGAACCTAAAAGACAAGCCGGGGGGGTTTATTTATAAGTATGCGTACCGCCCGTCCCAGAATTGGCCTCTTCCATAAGCACCCCCATGCCTCGGCTCATTGCTGCATCGGGATGCTCCAAGCCCTATCTAGCGAGTTCCGAGTTGAGCTACTTGGAATTGAGGACTGCACCTACCGCCGAATCAAGTCCATGCAGATCGTGGCATTTCCGGGAGGAGTTGGCGAAGCTTCTGACTGGTCGAAGATGTTCCACGATGTGGTCGCGGATGTCAGGTTGTATGTACAAAAAGGTGGGGGGTATCTCGGTATCTGTATGGGGGCTTACTGGGCTGGGCCGGGCTACTTTGACCTAGTGCCGGGACTGCAAATTGACCAATACATAAAGAGTCCGGGGGCTGAGATTCGCAGGTCTTACATGACCGCTGCGCGGGTGGACTGGATGGGCAAGGAAGAGAGCATGTTCTTCTGGGACGGCCCTGTAATGAATGAGGTGGGCGAGGTGGTGGGTAGATATAAGAATGGCGGGGTCATGGCCCTGCGGCATGGTCGGGTCGGATTGATCGGGTGCCACCCGGAGTCACAACAAAGTTGGTACGAGAAGAAGTACATGCGGGCTAGGTGGCACGGTGGGCGGCACTGGGAGTTGCTGCGGGGCTTTGTATCTACATTGTAGATACGGGGTGTATCCGATGGGATACAGTTAATTAGGTACCATCAAGGGGTACCTTTCTATACGAAGGGGGAGTGGGGTCTCCATTCCCCCAAGTCACTATTTAGTAGGCCTACATGGGGGAGCGGAAATGCTCGGGAAATATTGATGTTTAGGTACCATCAAGGGGGGCTATTTCTATGAAAGGGGAGTAGTGCTTGTCTGGATAAAAACTATAAATTACCAAGTCTGCGTGGGAAAAAATATTACTTGGCGTCGATTAAATTGGGATTATTTAGCGGAACTTTGAAAAGAGTGTGGTGATTTGTGTGGATTCAAGTGCTAGGGGGAGACTGACGGGACTCCTAACTGCTATTGCCCCTCCCCCACCCCGGTGGGGTCTTGCTCCGCCCGATTCGGCCATGCCCGCCGCGCCGCGAGCGTGTTACCTAACACGGTTGCGAAAATACCACGAAAAAAGTTTAAAAATCACGGAACTAATCGAAACCCGCCCGGTCTAATTAAATGTAACCGGGGCGAAACCCCACAACATAGGAAACCTAGCAATGTCCACACTCGCATATACCGTCCAGACTATCCTTGCCGACTGCCGCACTATCGCGTCGAGCGGTACCGATGCCGCGACCGCCCGCGCCAATGTCCGCGAAGCCGTGAAAGGTCTTTTCCCGCCGAAGCCCTTACAGTCGGACATCGATGCCATTGTCCAGTCGGACGATTGGAAAGAACTGGACACCGGCGCACGTGAAATATTCGCGGTCGCGTACTTTTCTGCCCCCCGTGAAATCGACGGGGACATGGTTGACCTACTGCCCGAGCAGGTCGCGCTGTATCAGGCTGACAAGAAAGCGGCCAAAGGATTCACCGAGTCTGAAACCCGCATCCGCAAAAAGGCGCAAGACTACGTGCGGACGGCAGTCAAGCAAAATATCACGCAATTCATTCCGGTCGCGGTCGATGCCAAGCCCGCCGAAAAGGTCGAAAAACTGCCGGACGCGAATGCTCTACTCGCGGCATTCGTCGAAGGTCTGATCACCTTGTCGGAAAAATCGCCCGACACCGCCCGCGCCCTGCACAATGCGACCGCGCAATGGATCGAGTACGCTCGCCCCTACATCGCGCAGGGTAAGGCAATCCCGCGCAAGGCCTAACCCACCGGCCGGCGTGTTAAGTAACACGCCGCGCCTCTCGCCCCCCGGTCGCAAGGCCGGGGGGCTTTCGTTCGTCTAGCCCCCGCGAAATTTTCGAAGCC